GGTCAGCGCGAGCTTCAGCCTCCTTTCGTGCAACACGCTCGGAGTCCAGCAGCTCATTCAGCCGGCGGAGCGTGAAGATATCGGCGTTATCCATCGCCCTATCGGCAGCATCCTTCGACAGGAATTTACGCAACCAAAGGAATGCTGCCAGCAACACGGTTCCAGTACCGCCAAGCCAGGTGGCTGTGCCTGGACCGAGGTCAGTAGGATCCATCCGATACTCCAGAAACGAAAAAGCCCCGCACGGTGGCGGGGCTCAGATTTTTTGGTCATCTCTCATAACGCGCAAGATCGACATGATGGGGCTAATTTATGACCATTCCGCCACTACGTCAAGCGGCGTCGATGAAGATCTCTTCCTTGTCGAAAATTTCGGTCGCATGGACAACGGCGGCCTCTTCCAGCGACTCAAGACGCTTCGCAATGCCAGTCCTCCAGCGACGGCGCGTTGACTCGGGTTTGCCTTCCGTATCCCAGGTGTTCATGTCGTAGAACTCCGCCGGCAAGACGATCATGTCGGTGGAGCGCTTGACCGTTTGAACACCCTTCATCTTGGGGATCGACCAGGCGGCCGATGGCTGCCACCTTGTTGGCCTTGTGGGTCGAATACTTGGCCACGAGCACATCCCACTGGGCTGGATCGAGCTGACGGTGCAGCAGCGCGTAGAGGCAGCAGTCGTAATCGAATTTATCTCGGGGCGAGAGCGAGCTGCCATTGCCGCCCTTCTGGATTTCGGCGTCAATCAACTTCTGCCAGGACTGCTTTGTGCTGTTGTCGATATTGTCGGCGGCCAGCACCCGAACGAGTGTGCTCATCACGTCTTTATAGATGCCCATGATCAATCCCCTGTGTAGTTCGTGCCGCCGGCGCCGCGACGGTTGTTTTCGTTGTATTGCTGCTGGGCACCGCCAATCTGGTGTCGCGCACGCCCAACCTCAGCAAGGGCATCGCGCAGGCGCCGATTGAGCTCGAGCACCAATTCAGGCAGCGCAAGTGGACTGCCCGTGACAGCACACAACCAGCCAGTGCCGTCGCAGGTGACACAGTCGAGGTCATGAAACACGCCACCAACAATCCCAGCACCGCGGCATGCGCCGCATTCCATCATCGACTTACGCTGGCGGCGCAGCGCTGGGCCATGGGTTCGTTTCATACAGCCTCCAGCAGCTTGCGATGCAGTTCATGAACGTTGACGCCCTGGGCGCGGTTGTTGGCGATCTGGATCTCGAAGCCGTCCTTCATGGTGATGACCAGGTGATCGTTCTGGTTGTAGTTTGCCAGGCGAATCGACGCCACGAAGGCAGGGTTCACGGCGAGGCCGGTGTGCGGATCGAGCAAAATCATCATTTTGAAACCTCGCCATTAACAATGTCAGGAATAGCCGTGCAGCCTGCGCCGTTACTGGCCTGCGCGGGGTTATGCGAATCTTCAAATTGGGCGCCTGTCAGGTTGTGAATCGCCTGAAACCCACGCTCATCTAACCAACCGTGCCACTTCTCCAACGCCTTCAACCGCTGCTCCCGGGCCTGGGTGTTGATGTAGGTCGAGGCGATCTTGCCCAGCGAATGGTTGAGCAGCATCTCGCCGATGTGCCCGTCGATTCCGAGGTCTGTCCAGGCGGTGCGCGCCACCTTGCGCAGGTCATGGCTGGTCCACTCACCCTGGCCAAGCCGCGTGAACACGGCGCTGGCCTGGCCCTCACTCAGGGACCGGCCACGGCGCGACGGGAACAGATAGATGCCCTCATAGCCCATGGCGATCTGGGTGGCGCGGTACCGGGTCAACAGGGCCTTGGCCTGGGCCGTCAGTGGCAAGCGATGCTCGGTGCGGGTCTTCGTGTGCTCCGCCGGCAAGAACCACTCGCCATCGGCCAGAGAGATATCAGGCCAGCGAGCCATACGAGTCTCACCAACGCGGGTGCCATGGCAGAGCATCATCAGCGCGAGCATCGCCTCGGCGGGCTGTTCCTCGAATCGTTCGGCCAGGGCTGGTACCAGCTCCACCAGGTGGACACCACGCAGTCGGGCGGCCTTGGGCATGATCTTGGCCTTGGTGAAGTCCACGAACTTCAGTCCGGCCACCGGGTTGCTGTCGATCAGGCCCAACTTGTGCGCCTGGCGGAACGCGACCACCAGCAGGCCGAAGAGCTGACGCACGTAGGACAGCGACAACACCTCCTGAGCGGGCCACATCAGCAGCTTGTCCAGCACCGGCGCCGAGACTTCACGGATGGGCAGGCTGGCCAGTCGCGGCCGCAGATGGCAGGCAATGGCCGACTTGGCTCCGGTCTTGCGCTTCGCCGACAGCGAGCGATCGCGAGCCATCCGGTCGCCGTACCAGTCCAGCAGTTGACCAACCGTGGACAGACCGCCCAGGGCAGCGGTCGCCGATGGATCGTGCAGCAGGCGCTGACGCAACGCGGGCAGCTCGGCCAACACCGCTGCCGCGCCCAGATCAGGAAAACGAGCGATCTGTTTCCACGCCTTGCCTTTTACCAGGTACCAGGAACCCCGCTGACGATCCTGGCCGAAGCGCAGATACAGGCCAGGGTGACGAGGATCACGCAGGTCATGCACCGCCGGGTCGGCAGCCTGGCGGCGGATCTCGGCATCGCTGAACTTCACTGCGCGGGTCTTGCTCATGCCGCAACTCTCGTCGGTGGTTGAAGCAGATAGGCCCGGATCGCTTCGAGCGCATCGATATGCCCACGGCAGACGATCGCGAGATAGCCTTGCTCGGTCAGCGCTTGGATGTACGCGTCCTGGCTGGCCGAGACGGCGGCATCAAACGGCGGCATGGCCTTGAACTCGATGTACAGGCCGAAATACCCACCGCGGGCCATGGGCAGCACCAGGTCAGGAACTCCCGCCTTCACGCCCTGCTCTTTCAGCTTGATCGCCACCAGCTTGTGCCGGTGCCCACCGTTCGGAACGTGGTAGATCAGCTTCGCGGCTGCTGGATGTCGCAGAGTTATTTCTTTCATCAGCGCGGCCTGCTCCAGGCCTTCACGATCAGCTGGCTTCGCCCGCGTGGACCTCGGTTTGAAGAGTTTTGGCGTGGACACCTTCATGCTTTTTCTCCGGTGGTGACATCGATTACCTCAAACGTGGTAGGCCACATCAGGCGGCCGAACTGCTGTGCCACCTCTCGGTGCTCAAACAACGCGACGGCACGGTCTGGTTTGTCGGTAAGGTCCAACTTATGCGCACAGCAGTGCACGGCGTAGCGGTATTCAGCAGGGTCTGTGGGAGCGAGCCGAGGATCAGCCACGGGCAACTCCTTTCGCACGCAACGCACGCAGTTCCGCCAATGCGGTGTTGCCCACCTCTGGGTTGCGTTGAGGCTTCGGCGCAGCGAGCTCGGCGGCCGGAATCGGCCCCAGCGCCTCGCCTTTCCAGATTTTCCGGCACTGGGCCAGGTAGTGCCGCTCGAAGCTCGCAAGACCCAGCTCGCGGGACAGAAGCGGCAAGCTGTGAAAGCCAGCGGCGGCCGTGGCGTGATAAATGGCCGGGTGCATCCACTTCGCCGAGGCGCGCATGGCCGGGTGGCAATTGCGCAGGCCCTGGGCGTAAGCCTTCTCTACGCTTGGAAGGCCAAGGCCTTCAGGCGCGAAACACCAACTGACGAAAACCCCGGGGGCCGGGACGAATGCGACCTTGCTCGCGCTCAGTACCCGCATGCCGTGGTCGATCTGCTCCATCCTGGTGATGCCGGAACGCATGAACTCGCCCAGCCACTCCAGCTTGGCGGCATTCATCACCGCTTCGGTTGACCAGGATTGACGCCAGGCGCCGCACGCACCACGCAGCCGCAGGAAAAGGTCGTCGATCACGGCCTTCGTCGCGGGGTCGACTTCAGCCACAACCGGATCGGCTGGCGGCTGGTAGGTCACATCAGTTCGGCGGGTAGCGATCAGTTCGCTGACGTGGGTTGCAGTTCTCACAGGCGAACCCCCTTGGCGGTCCAATCCCCGGAACCGTCCATGTCATCGGCAGGCTCGCCGCGCTTCACGGCGCTATCACGCTTGATCCACTTCGCCAGGCGGTAGCACCACCCGCTGTCCGAGTCGCGGGTTTCGCTCTTGGCGATGAAGAAGCCCTTGAACGAGCCGACCGTTTCATCGGTGACGGCCTCGAAGTTCAGGCCCATCAGCTTGAGCTGGCTTTCCAGCTGCTTGGGTTCATAGGCCCACTCGGCGAACATGGAAAAGCGTTGACGGGAATCGGTGCCTCTGAGGGCTTGGCCGTCCTGCTCGGCAACCACATCGGAGATATCGCGCTGCAGCTGCTGTTCGGTTACTTGATGGTTAATTGACGTATTGGGTGCAGATTCTGCACCCCGTTCTGTCTCAGGCTGCACCCCGTTCTGTTGTGAGTTGCACCCCGTTGCGTCATCTGCACCCCGCTCTGTACGGGGTGCAGGATTTGCACCCCGCATAAGCTGAAGGTCATAAACCACTGGGCGGCGGTCATGGCGATCGATATGCACCGCGGCAATGGCCTGGTTGCCCTTCCTGATGAGGCCCGACTCTTCCAAAACGTCCAGCTTGTAACGCACGGTGCGCTCGGACAGGCCAGTGTCCTGGGCCAGGGTGGTGGCCGATGGAAAGGCGCCGGCACCGTTGGACCCGGCATAGTTGGCAAGGCACAGCAGCACGTGGCGGGCACTGGAGTCCTTCAGGGTTTGAACGGGCAACGACAGCGCCCATGACATTGCTTGAACGCTCACAGCGAGGCTCCGATATTCTTTTCGGCCAAGTAGGAAAGGCCTTTGGGGGTGATCATTGGGTCGAACGCGGCGCGCTCGATACCGGTCTCTCGGTCTGGCTTCAACGCGGTGACCTTGTGGACCATGTAGCCGGAGGTGATGCGAGGCTGATAAGCGACCCACCGCCTTGAGCCTTTGCGGCGGTAGATCCAACGGTGCTGTTCCAGCCAGGCGAATAGCTTCGCCGGCTGGACTTGCAACTGCTTCGCGGTATCGGTGATGCAGATCGCACCGCCGGCGGCGGCAAGGCGCTTGATGGCAGCGACCTTGGGTTCCTGGTCCAGGATCACCAGACGCAACGACTGATTGTCGCGGGCCTGATCCGCTGCAGCTTGCAGCGCCTCGGCGTAGGTCGCCGGGATCTGGAACTGTCCTACCTGCGCTTCCAGCTCCTGCCAGCGATCGATGATCCTAGCGCGCAGCTCAACGCTGTAACCCGAGACCACCACCAGGGTGTCACGCTGGGTCAGCAGAAACTCACGGTAGACCTGGCCGTTTTGTGAGTGCACATAGGGGGTATCGTTTGAAGAAACGACACCCTTCGCGACCAAGGCACGGATGGTTTTGAGAACATTGTCGTGGCTGCTGCCGGTGAGTTCGGCGATCTCGCGTGACGACATGGTGTGACACGACACCTTTTGCGATGGACCCAAAAGTGTCGCGACATGGTGGGTATTGCCGGGAGCGGTGTTGATGTTCATAATGGCCCCACTGTGTTTTACAAGTTGTCGAAGAAGCCGCCCTGCCAGGCGGTTTTTTTATGGCTAAGATTCAGGCAGCCTTCAGCGATTCACGAAGCACGTGAAGGGCGTCAATGGCTTCTTGAATGGCTTTCTCGCCCTGGGCTTTTTCGTGCTGGCTAATGTGGTTGTCAGCAGCGGCATCGAATATCAGTCGACCCACATCGCCACATTCAGCGGACAGGTGACCCAGCGCGACCATCAACGGCTTGGCGGTTGGTTTCTCCCGAGCGACGAGCTCAAAGCCGAACTGGTCAGCGAGGGTAACGAGCGGCCGCATGTCTCCGGTGTGCAGCAAAATGCCGAACAGGTGCTCAACGGTCAGGTGATGCGCCGCGTTGTCCGGGTTGGAGCGCTGTAGCAGGCTCACGTGGGCCAGGCACATTTTCCCCGCAAGCTCCTCTGCCCCGTTTTCCTTGACGGTGGTGTGGCAAGCCCTCAAGAAATTTTCCATTCGTAAAACCTCGATTTTGTTTCCGTAGAAGCCCAGCGAAGCGTGAGCGATGATTTGTTCAGCGGTTAGGCGGCTGAAACCTTTGGAGCCTGCGCCGGGTCGTCCTCACGGCGCGCTACCAGCTCCCCGGCTGACTCCTTCTCCAGAACGCACTGCATGGGATAGGAAAACCCTCCCGCGGTACGGCACTGCGATACCCGGCTCCCCGTCACACGAAGGACGTGTCCGATAGCGCGGCCGGTGCGGAAATATTTCAGGGCTTCGTCGAAGGTCATGGTTTGTCTCCAGGGTCTTCGTCGAGTTTAGAGTTCTTAACTACACAAGGCAAGTTATCTAAACAATGAAATGTTTAGAATCCTAAATATGGAATTTAAAGACCGAGTAACAGCGCGCATGCGGGCTCTGAACCTCACCGCGACTGACATCAGCAAACTGACTGGCGTATCGAAATCGACGGTCAGCTTTTGGGTGAGTGGAACCAACGGGGCCAAGGGGAAGAATCTCTTAACCCTGGCTCGCGTATTGGAATGCTCGCCTGACTGGCTGTCGGATGGCTCGGGAGAGCCGGGTATCGAAACAGAAGCGGATACAAAGGCTGTCGCCTCGACCGCCGATTTGGTCGCGCAAATGCTCGCTACTAAGGCAGGCAAGAAGCTGTCGGAGAAAGCCAGGGAAACGATGTTGGCTGCTGCTGCCGAAGCGGATGATCCAGTCGCAGCGAATCAAGCATATTTGCCGTCGAATTATTCGAACCTTAGGCCCAAGCAGGACGAAATTCTCATTCCTCAATACGACGTGCGCGGGGCAATGGGTCACGGCCAGGTTCCCGCTGACTACAACGAGGCCGTCCGGAATCTTGTAGTCCGGGAGGAAATGCTGCGTGAGAAAGGCGTGACTTATACCTCTTCTACGTCCCTGGCGATGATTACCGGTTGGGGCCAGTCGATGGAAAGCACGATCAACGACAAGGATTTGGTAGTAGTCGACCGGGGTATCAAAGATTTCATTGGAGAAGGTATTTACCTGCTGACTTGGCACCAAGAGCTTTACATCAAGCGAGTCATGCGTCTGGACGAAGAGCACTACCGGCTAATCTCGGACAATCAGCATTACGAGAATCAGACCGCGAGGATTGATGACGTCGTGATCCACGCCAAGGTGTTGCTTGTGTGGAACGCCCGTAAGGTTTGAGTTGTGTCATGAACGACAGTATCCGAAAGCCCGCCAAAGCGGGCTTTTTGCTGTGTCCTAAAACGGTGCTGGCTCCTCCATCATGATCAACTCTTCACACGCCTCGACCTGTGGGTCATCTTCGGATGATGCTTCCCACCTCAGCGTAACCGACCCGTCGTCGTTGAAGGTCATTTCTATGCCATCCGTCTCCGAAAGCAGGCCCATCACCTCATCCCACTCGCGGTCACCATCTGTATCAAGGCGGTGGATCGTTACCCGACGCTGTTCCTGAGCGATCGGATGATTGATCATCGAAGACACCCGCAGCCCCAGGCGCTCTAGACCACTAATTTCCTTTCTTTCAGCCGGCTTAGCCTGCTTTTTGTTCGCCATTTCGCCTCCCAAAGCTGTATGGATGTACAGCACTTGAGGCGAGGATACCTCACCTTTTTACAAACCGTAAGCCCGGATTTTGATCTGGTCGCTCCGACGGGACTCGCACGACTTGTTAAGTTTTCTAAAATAAATGTTGACGACTTCTGTTTAGTTTTCTAAATTGAATCCATCGCAACGGCAAACACCGAAGCGCCAGGGCCACTCGGCCTGCCGCTCTTTAATAACCAGCGCAACAAACAACAGACCGCATTGCCTCTACCGGCGACCGGCGAGCAGACAGGCCCGAAAGCCTGCCAACGACAGGAACAACCTGGACGGCTGCTCGATGGTGAAACGCCAGAACCGTGTGAATGACCCGGCAAGCAATGCGCCCCGCCCCTTCCGGCGGTAATTGGACGGACAGCATCACTTCTGCACCTTGGCGACAGGGTGCAGCGGGATGGCGAAAGCCTACGGAAATGGGCGAACTACACGTATGAACCCCATATAAAAGTAATGGTGACGTGGAAGTCCGGTGCAAACCCGGGCCCGAGCACCTGGTACTCACCAGCACCAGGCCGCATCGGAGTGTGCCCGGCCCTGACCCATTGCCCCAACGAAAGCCCGGGGCCGCCAGTGGCGACCGGACACACCCCAATGCGGATTCACAGGTGGCCACTGCCTGCGCAGTGAGCGAACAACGGAGGATGACCGCGATGAAATAGCCAATCTCAAGCCCTTCCAACGAAGGCACCCGGCGTTCATATGCGGAGGCGTTTGTGAAGCCAACCGAAGCCCGGTCTCGATCGGGCTTTTTTATGCGTGCACATCGAGGGTTCAGCCATGCATCCATCATTTCAAGAGCGCATCGACGAACTCGGTGTGCTGCTCCAGAAAACCCATGCGGCGCGAATCGAGTTCTTCGAACGAGTCGACCAGGCAATGCCACCAAAGAAGGTTCGTTTTCAGGTGAAGGCTGTCGGGGAGGCGTATCACATCGTCGACCTTGCCAGCGGCAAGACTAAGGCGTTTCGGTGGACTTACAAGGCTGCAATGGAAATCGCCATGCAGTTCGAAGTGAAGGCCAACCGGCCGGCGGGAGGTGTCCAGTGATCGGCGAGCCAATGCCCAACCCAAGGGACGAAATCATCCAGGACCTGAACCGGAAGATGGAGCAGTTCTTCGGCAGCGGGAAGACCATCCAGCAGATCGAAAGCGGCGTGAGCGCCGAGGTCCCTTTCATCGGCACCACCAGCCATCACGACAAGCTCCGTGCACAGCGCGACAAGATCGCGCCCAAGGTGCGGGAGCTGGCCGAGGCCGGCAAGACCGTCAGCCTGATCGCCGTCGAGCTGAAGATGCACATCAAGCGCGTCCAGCTGATCGGCAGAGAGAACGGCTTCCGGTTCGCCGAGCCGTCATGAGGCGAGTAAACACCCAGGCGCGCCAGCGCCGAAGGCAGACATGGCTGGACATACCAGCCAGCGGAATTGAAGGAGACGGCCATGGCCGAGGAACAGCAGCCGACCGCGGAAGCGCTCAAGCAGCGCCGAAAGCGCGAGAAGGCAGCGGCGAAGGCTGCCGCCCTGGGCATCGAGAAGTTCACGGTCGAGGTTGCCGGCGTGTTCAAGCCTGACCTGAAGCAGGTCATGAAGGCCCACGGCATCAACAACCAGCAGGACGTTCACCAGAGGCTGCTGAAGAACCTGATCTCGGCGGACTTCGAAACTCAGGTCAAAATGCTCCACCAGGCTGTGACACCTTTTGTTGTTACCGAAAAGGTGTCGCGACTTATTGAGGCTGCCGGCCGGAAGTCGCTCGCCGACGATCCGCCGGAGCCTGACGACGAAATAATCAGCCCTTGAGCGGCTGCTCCCAGGATCTCACTGAAGCGAACGAAGGCACAACGGCATCTAGGTAGCGCTTACTCAACCGGTACGCAAAGGCCTCTAGGCAGCGGAACGGAGATAGCAAACGGTTTGTACTGGTGTCCTTTTTCGCAAAGTATAACTATTCGATACTCTCGTTGAGACTTAAACGGAACCTCCGGCTTAACAAAATGAACATCTCCCGGCGGTGTTTCGTAGTCTTGATAGAAACGATTGGAATATGTCACTGGGCCAAGCCCAAGTCCGAAGCGGACAGTAGGAACGACTTTACGCATCTCAAGCTCCAGCCTGCGTGCAAACTCTTCGACATCATGCACTTTAACGACGTTTTCCCCAAACTTACTCTTTAGCACTGGTCCAAAAACCTCTAGGGAAAAACAGACCACATAAGCGTCTTCGACACGGAAAAATGTATGCGAGTTAGTTATTGTAACTTCTCCTCCACCTTCATTTTTTATTCCCCAAACTCGTGCGATTGATTCAAAGCCTGGGTCTCGACTAGATGCCGAGTTTATTCGGTGCAACAACATCCCTTCGCCTGCGTCTCCCTGCTCCGCATCTTCATACTCGCGACATCTTTGGAAAGTAGAAACCCATATACTCTCACCAGTAACGAACTGATCTGCGAATCGCTTCTCTGTAATGTGCCGATAAACCGGCCCCCTAAAAGTCAACGACATAACTATCTCCCCAGCTTAAAAAGTTTGGTCACCCGTAGAATTCCAACCAAAATTGCCACCAACGGTCACTCGGGCCAGACAGCTTCCTTTGGAAGAACCCCCAAAATGGCTTGGCACTCCAGATTGGCGCAAATGATCATCGGTATGGCGAAGCTGGTTCGATGAACGTATGCATTGTTCACAGCAACAAACGACGCGTACCCGCATTTCGGGCACTTTGGCGTGAACTCGTCATCTCGCATCTCGTGATATTTGACCATCTTGCTCTCCTCGATCCGGCCCCATGCCGGGCCATCAACCAATAGCCCACAAACTCGAATCACGCCAACCGGCAGGTGCCCATGCAACTCAATGAACACGTTGAGGCCCTGGCGGCCTCTGGCGCGATGTTTGTCGCCAACCATTCAGGCGGGAAGGACTCGCAGGCACAGCTTATACGCCTTCTGGAGCAGATCCCTGCGTCCCAAATCGTCGTGGTGCACGCCTCCCTCGGCGCGATGGAATGGCCTGGAGCGATGGAGCTGGCTCGCGATCAAGCTGCAGCGGCAGGACTGCCATTCATCGTCGCGAGAGCGGCCAAGACCCTGCTGGAAATGGTTGAGCGCCGCTTCGAGAATCGTCCGGATGTTCCCAGCTGGCCTTCAGCATCCCATCGCCAGTGCACCAGCGACCTGAAGCGTGGGCCAATCCAGCGCGAAGTGCGCCGCTACGCGAAGGCCAACGGGTTCAAGGTGATCGTGAACTGTTTGGGCTTGCGCGCGCAGGAATCCCCTGGGCGGGCCAAGCGGAAGGAATTCAGCCGCATGAGCATAAGCAACAGCGTCAACACATGGTATGAGTGGCTGCCAGTGCATGACTTGTCTACCGCCGACGTGTTCGGAATTATTCAATCCGCCGGCCAGCGACCTCACTACGCCTACGCGCTTGGCAACGAACGCCTGAGCTGCGTGTTCTGCATCATGGCGAGCAAGCGAGATCTCGCCAACGGCGCAGCCAATAACCCAGAACTACTGGGCCAGTACGTCGCGCTGGAGAAGCGCACCGGCTACACGATGCACATGAGCCGCATCCCTCTGGTCGAGCTTTCGGCCTGACCCCTCCCGATTTCTAATTCACGCCAACCGGCGAGGATCTTCTATGTCCGCACAACAGATCGACGAAAAGAAGCTTGAGCGGGCGATCCGCAAAATCAAGCACTGCTTGGCACTGGCCCAAAGCGCCAACGAGAACGAAGCCGCCACGGCGCTGCGGCAGGCACAGGCATTGATGCGCGAGTACCGGTTGTCCGAAATGGATGTGAAGTTGAGTGACGTAGGTGAAGTCGAGTCAGCACTCTTCCGTGCCAAGCGGCGACCAGCGTGGGACCAACAGCTGAGCTTAGCGGTAGCGCGCGCATTCAACTGCGAAACCCTGAGACGCCGGAAGTGGAGTGCCGCAAAAGGCCAGGTCATTGAGTGCGCAACGTTCATCGGCGTTTCGCCAGCTCAGAACATCGCCCTGTACGCGTATGAGGCCCTGCACACCAAGCTCACACAAGCGCGGAAGGAGTACTGCTCAGCAGTCAGGTCTGGAGTTCGGCGCAGTGAGTATTCGGCAGAAACCGCCGGCGACCACTTTGCACTGGCGTGGGTTTGGGAAGTCCAGTCGAAGCTGAAAGCACTTGTGCCTCAAGGCGAAGATGATCCGCTCGGCCAGCCAGCCACCGGTCAGGGCCTCGTCGCGGTTCAAGCGCAGGACAAGGCGTTGATCAGTGAGTATCTGGCCGCCCAAGACATCAAAGAGGCGCGCAAAAGCAAGGGTGTCGAGTTGGATATGAACGCCCAGATCGCCGGAATGCTTGCTGGGAGCAAGGTCGAGCTGCACGCCGGCATTGCACGCGGCGGCGAAGACACTCTCGCCCTATCCGCAACCGCCTGACCTCATCCCCACTCCACCGCCCGGGCATTCCCCGGCAAGGACATAGCCATGCCCACAGAAAACCGGCCGGCAGATCCATTCGGCCCCAACGGTCGCACTTTCCACATCCATCTGAGCGTCCGTGGCGCGTTGCGTGACTTCAGCAAGCGCCAGCTTAAAGGCATGTTCCGCATGGAGGGTGGCCGCGACTGCACCGCCGACGAGGCGAAGGATCATCTGCTCGAAGCGCTGGCCCAGGGCAAAGAAGTACTGCCGTTCGGGACGCCCTGTGAGGGATTCGATTTCAGTGGCAGTGGCTGCCCAGGGCATGACACGGAGGCCGCATGAAGCGCATCTACCTCAGCGGTCCCATGACCAACATGCTGGACCTGAACTTCCCGCTGTTTCATACCACGGCCGCGAGCTTGCGCTCCGCCGGGCACAGCGTCGTCAACCCCGCCGAGCTCAACCCGGACCCGGGCACCTGGAGCGAATGCATGCGCCGCGACATTAAGGCCCTGATGGAATGCGACACCGTGGCCACCCTGCCCGGCTGGCAGGATTCCCGCGGCGCCAGCCTTGAAGTGCACATTGCCCGCGAGCTCGGCATGCGGGTTGTGAATGCCCATGATCTGGTATCGATGGAGATTGCAGGATGAACAGTCAATGGAAGCTGGTGCCGGTCGAGCCGACCGAAACGATGGTGATAAACGGCTTTGAATCGGAACCAGACGAATGCTTCACCGACGAGGAAGTGTGGGAGCAGTACCAGGAGATGAGCGGCTGTCAGCAAGCGGCGTTCCGCGCGAAGCTGTGCTGGGCCGCGATGGTCGCCGCTGCCCCGACTCCAGCGCCAGAAACAGTGAAATCCGGCGGCGAGCCAAAGCCCTACCCTGACCGTCTTTGCCATATCGATTACACGGCACACCCACATCGCTGCGGATGCTTGAGTGGCGACGATGAAGCGCAGCGGCGTTTTGACGAATACCAGCGCGACACCAAGCTGGCGACAGCTGAGGGCGAAGTCGCGCGACTAACCGCCGAGCGCGCCGCCCTGCAGCTGCGCCTGAACGCAGCAGATCAGCGGATTGATGAGCTGACCCAGCGCAAGGCCGAGCCGGTGGAATGGGG